ATAAACCGTTTAACTTTATGCACGATGAAAAGGATATCATTGGGCATATTACGGCTAATCAGGTGGTTGACTTTGAAGGTAATACAATCAATGAAGATGCTGAAGCTCCTAATGAGTTTAACATTCTTACATCTGCTGTAATTTATACTGAATGGTCTGATCCTGAGCAGCGAAATCGTATGCAAAAGATTATCGCTGAAATTGAGGAAAACAAATGGTTTGTATCCATGGAGTGTTTGTTTCCAAACTTTGACTATGCTTTAAAAAATAGTAAAGGTGAAATGAAGGTTGTTCAACGTGATGAAGCTTCCGCCTTTTTAACAAAACATTTAAGATCTTACGGAGGAACTGGAGTTTATGAAGATTACCAAGTGGGCCGATTATTAAGAAACTTATCGTTCTCTGGTAAAGGCTTAGTTTCCAAACCCGCTAACCCACGTAGTGTAATTTTGGAAGGAAATGATTTTTTTGATGAATCTCAAGCAAAAGTTTTATCTTTATCTTCATTAAAGGAGAATAATATGTCTGATAGTTATGAAAAGCAGGTTGACGACCTGCGTGCTGAATTAGCAGAAGCTAAAGCTGCTAATGAAGCTCTTAAAGAGAAGGTCATTGCAGAGCAACAATCCGAGTTCGAGGCTAAGATTCAAGAGCTTCAAACTACGATTGAATCGCAAGCGGCTGATCTGGTAGAAAAGTCTTCTAGTTTGGAAGCTGTGTCGGAATCTTTGAAGCAGGCCGAAGAGGCTATTGCCGCTAAAGATGCAGATATGGAAGAAAAAATGGAAGAACTTAGAAAGCTTAAGAAGAAAGAAGCTCTTATGAAGCGTAAGGCCCAACTTGAAGAAGCTGGTTTTGATGCTGAAGAAGCTTCCGCGACTGTAGCTGAATTTGAAGAAGTTGACGATGATACCTTTGCTAAGGTGGTTGCCGTCATGAAGAAGAAGGCTATTAAGCAAGAAGAAAAGGAAGAAGAAAAAGAAGAAGATGCCAAGGCTGAAGAGCTTGCAGAAGAGGTTGATACCGCCGAAGCAAGTGAAGAAGTTTTGGAAGAAGTAGAAGCTCCATCGGAAGTTGCTGTTGCAGAAGCGATGGGTGAAGAAGATCCTGCTGAAAACCTTCGTTCGGTGGCTTCCGAGTGGGTTAGCTCAGTACTCAAGCACAAAAGTTCTTAATTTTTAAATAAAAGGAGATTTAATAATGGCTCTTAAACAAGACAGATCTACTCTGCAAACCGACATTTCGTTCTTCATGAATGAAGTCGCAGAACGAGGCGGTGTTGCTTCGTTGAGCACTGCTGGTTCGGGTGCATCTCTTGACAATGGTACTGCGTTGGTTACGTATGCTGCCGATCCTTCGGGCGTTGCTCCTCTTGGTTTGCTTGTCAACGATATGGTGAATATCGACTTGACTCGACAACACCTTAATCAACACAAAGATGAAGTCCAGAAGGGCGGCAAGGTCACTCTTCTCAATAAAGGTTGGGTCGTTACTGATCAGTTGGAAGGTACTCCCAATGGTGGTGACTTGGCTTACCTGGGTCATAGTGGTACGTTGGCTACGCCTACGGCTGCTGCTGGTATTGATGGCGGTTCGGCAAATGCTGTTGGACGTTTCCTCAGCGATGTTGACCAGTATGGTTACGCTAAGGTTTATATCGACCTGCCCAACAACTAATTTTAATTTATAAAAGGAGAAGAGCATAATGTCTACTAATGAAAGACCTACCGCAGAATTCATCGAATTGCTTAAACGATCCGGTGATTCTGACAAATCTGTTGCAATGCAAGCACAGCGAGAGATCGCTAAAGCTTTGGAAACGCCTCTTCGTAAGGGCGTTCTGTTTGGTGACGTTGTACGTGGTATCTATGATGCCATGCCTCTCGAACCCGGTGCCACGCCTGAGTTCCCCTTGGATCTCCTTGCACCCGGAACCGAGATTGATCACGTTGCTTTCACGAATCCCGGCAACGGACGTATTCCAGAACGTCACGTTGAAGGTGATTATGTCATGATCAACACCTATGGCATCACTAGCTCGATTGACTTCTTGCTGAAGTACGCTCGTGAAGCTAACTGGAATGTTGTTGGTCGTGCTATGCAAGTTCTTGAGTCGTCCTTCGTTAAGAAGATCAACGATGATGGATGGCATACGTTGTTGGCGGCTGCTGTAGACCGTAACATCTTGGTCTATGATGGCGATGCTGGTGCTGGCCAGTTCACCAAGCGACTTGTCAGCCTTATGAAGACTGTCATGCGTCGAAATGGTGGTGGTAACAGCGTTACGGCTCCTGGTCGCTTGACCGATCTTTACATGTCGCCTGAAGCTATTGAAGACATCCGCAACTGGGGTGTTGATCAGCTTGACGAAGTTTCTCGACGAGAGATCTACGTTGCTAACGACGACGGTCCTTCCTTGACTCGCGTCTTTGGTGTCAATCTTCACGACCTCTTTGAGTTCGGTGACGGTCAAGAGTATCAAGACTACTTTGTCAACGATCTTGGTGGTTCAATTGAATCTAGCGACGTTGAGTTGGTTATTGGTCTTGATCAAAGTGCAGACGATTCGTTCGTTATGCCCGTCAAGAAAGAAGTTGAGATCTTTGAAGATCCTGCTCTCCATCGACATCAACGACAAGGCTACTATGGATGGGCTGAAATTGGCTTTGGTGTTCTTGATAACCGAAGAATCATCGCTGGCTCGTTCTAAGAACGTCTGCGATAGATTATTTGAGAAAGCCGTCTCGAAAGGGGCGGCTTTTTTCTTTTGAATTGTGTATATAATACTGTTATTTTTATCATTTTACAAAAATACATTATATGGGTTGAAAATTGGCTTATTCTGACGATATAACCGCCCTAAATCCTGATCATCTTTATACTTTTGATGGCAATTCTAATGATAGTGTTGGTTCTGCTAATGGATCTAACACTACTATATCATTTACAAATGCCGCAATTGCACGAGATGCTACTAATTGTGCCACTACAACTGCACTCACTAGCCGTATTGATATACCCAGTACAACTGATATCAATGGCTCTTTGTCTCAAAAAACTGTTGCTGGCTGGTATCAAACCACCGCTTTGCAAACCAGCCTTGTTGGTATTTACAGAGAGGGTGGAGATGGTGTATCAACTCCATTATGGCAATTAGTATTGTGTTTAGGAAACACGCTGATGTATGAAGCGATAGATAGTTTCATTGTACAAGTTGTGGGATCTGATCCGCTTGTTGCAAATAGAACCTATCATATCTGTGCCACTTTTGAAGGATCATCCAACGCTAATGAAATAAAACTTTACATTGATGGAGTGCAACAAACAATTGAAAATCCAGATCCTCCGGCTCCTGGTTCTGCTAGTATAGGATCTAGAAGTCAGCCTCAATTTGGAGATGCTTCTGGTTATTACAGTGGCATCGGTGGAGCACAAATATTGGGTGGTTTGAGTGCCGCAGTTGATGGTAAATATCAGTATTGGGCTACATTTTCAGGTTCCGATGCTGTTCTAACTGATAATGAAATTAGGCAAACCCTTTTTGAAAGAGGTGCTTTGGCTGATTTTACAATTTCCACAGATACAGAAGCTAATATGCAGACCGCATTAGATGCTATCACTGATTCTCAAGGCAATTCTCCTTGCTGTATTGAAGTTGAGGCAGTTACTGGAGGGGGTGATTTCACTTTAACTTCCGATAAAGTTTTTGATTCTGCGGCTTCAATACATTTTAGGTATAATGGAACATCTGATACTTTAACTATTGTAAATATTGACGATACTCAAATGGGAAATGCTTCTATAGGTGCTGCTCCTTTTGGTGGGAGTATAACCATAGTAGACCGGCAAACTTTAACTGTTACTGTAAAAGATTTAGATACCAATACAGCTATTAGTGGTGCTAGAGTTTTTATAAAGGCTGATACAGGCGGCCCATTAGCCGCAGGTACGGTTATTATGAATACTACCACAAATGGCAGCGGTGTTGCTACTGCGACTTTTGATTATACTTCAGATCAACCAATTATTGGTTATGTTAGAAAAGGTTCAAGTTCTACATATTATAAAGAACAATCTATAAGTGGCCCCTTAACATCCACTGCTCTAAATGCCACAGTATTGATGGAGGTGGATGAGTAATGCCAATACGTGTAGATTATTCTGCTGCAAATACTGATAATACTTCAAGTACTACAATTGATGTGCCTCCCGGTACTATTGATGATGATTTTTTATTATTATTTCTTGAATGTGATGGAAATAATGGATATGTTGCTCCAGCTGGTTTCACACAACTGTATGCAAATACGTCAGTTGGTAGTAGCCATGTAAATAGTGTTCATTATAGGGTTGCCAGTAGTGAGCCCGCTTCATACACTATAAATACCGCCTCTGGAAATGAAAGGGGAAACGTTTATCTTATAGCCTATAGGGGTGTTGATACATCTTCTCCAATAGATAACAGCTCTCAAAACACTGGCACTGATCCGTCTAGTGCATCCTTTACTGCTATGACTCCAACTACTGACAATTGTGCTGTTGTGGCACTCCTCGGTACAGAGTCTGGCAATAATGAAGATCCGTACTCAAGTAATTGGCCTACTAATTTTACAAAAATTTCTGATAATACAAATGGCCCTCCCGGCACTGGTAGTGCTTCTAGTGGTGCCGCGTTTGCAGAATCTATACAAACTACTGCTACAGCTTGTAGCGGCACTGTAGACATGAATACTGGTAACACGGGATATATCACTTATTTTATTGCATTAAAAGCAGCAGATACACCAACTATAACCTCTTGTCCAGATATTCATTTAACATCTACAAACGTAACTTGTAGCGGATTTTCTTTTGAAGCATCTCAAGGCACTGGCAAGCTAGAGTTGGCTGATAGTAATATTTACTCTAGTGCGACCAAGGTTACGCAAACTATTGATAGCTGGTCTGATACTAGTATACAATTTGATTTTGTTCAGGGTGCATTGTCTAATAATTCCACTGTTTATGCTTTTGTAACAAATGATTCTGGCGATACAAGCTATGGGTTTCCAATTACTTTGGGTTTGCTTCCATATACTGATGCGGTAAATTCATTAGTTCCAGGTCATTTTTGGAAATTCCAAAATAATTATACAGATAGTGGTTTTAGTAAACGTGGCTTATCTGATATAGATCAGAGCGTTCTTGGTACGGGTGGTGCTTTTACTACTGGTACATTGTTATGCGAAGATACTACTCATTCTTGGCAAATTTCAAGTGAAACAGATGGTAGGTCTTTGTCAAGTATAGATGATGTTAACAATGATAGTTTTGAAAGATCTTTTGGTGGTTGGTTTCAATTGGGGGGAACTCAAACATCTCTTAGTTTGATTTTTAAAGAAGGGGCTGTTCAGACTGCTTTAGCTTTAATGATTGGGCTTGGAAATTCGGTTATGGCAATAATGGCCGACGATACTACACATCCTACAAATAATATTCAATGTTATAGTGATCTGAAGTTGACTCCAGATCGTCCATACCATTTGTTGATAAGGTTTAGTTATGCTGAAACTCCAAAAGAATTTAGATTGTTCATTGATGGAGAAGAGCAATCGAGTACTGATGGTAATCCAACAAGTGAGGTTGAATTTGATACACATTCGAATGCTATGACGTGGAATGATCCCAATGGTGGATATTTAAAAGTGGGTGATCAAAATTCTTTGTTTACTGGACAAGAAGATGCGTATTGGTCGATGTGGACTTTGTTTAATAGTCTTGATGGAACTACAAACGCTGGAAATTATCACAATGGATCTTTAAATAAAACTACGCAAATTAGAGATATTTTGTTTCGTAGAGGGGCCATTCCTAAACATACTATTTCCAGTAATACCGAGTCTAATATGCAAACACAGATTGATGCTTTGGCTTCAAGTGTAGTTGCCGATTGGCCTTTGGGAATTCGTGTGGAAGATAGTTCCACAGCGGGTGCTGATTTAGAGTTGACAGCTGATGATATAACATTTAATTCTAGATGTAGTGTTAATTTAGAATGGAGGGGTGCTGGTACGTTAACTTATGTTTTGGACAATGGTTCTTCTGTAGATAGTAACAAAATTTTTACACCATTGGGTGGAACTGTTAATACGGTTACTGCTACTGATGTTAGTGTTACGTGTGTTGATTCCTCAACAGGATCTGCGATATCTGGTGCAAGAGTTCTTATGAAAGCTGCTAGTGGGGGAGATTTACCGTTCGAAGATTCAGTTACTATAACTAGTTCTGGTACAACGGCGACCGTAACTCATACTTCTCACGGTTTAAGAACGGGTTTAAAGGTTTTAATATCCGGTGCTAACGAATCAAATTATAACGGTGTATTTACGATAACTGTTTCTGATGCAAACACATATACTTATACAATGAGCGGTAGTACATCGTCTCCCGCAACGGGGACAATTAAATGTACTTCTGTTATTATTGATGATACAACAAACGGTAGTGGTGTTGCATCTGCAAGCCCTAAGCATAGACATACTACTGATCAGCCAGTTTCTATTATTGCTAGAAAGGGTTCTGCCTCTACTTATTACAAACAGGGAGATGGTTCTGCTGATATTTTAGTAACGGGTCTTTCCGAGACAGTATTTATGGTAAAGGACGAATAAAATGACTATACAGACTGAATTTTCTGTCGATTCGAGCGGCAATATTCGTCATGATGGAGTAAGCTCAAATAATTATACTGTTTTAGAGCTTCATAGATATTTACAAGGTTTAGCAGATGACGCTAGTGCATCTGGAGATGATGATTTAGATATTACTGACCCGAATCCTAGTAGTAGATCTACTGACAGTATTATAACATTGCTTAATGGTTACAATATAGACGATGATGCTGCTCAACATTTGTACGGAGGTTCCATTACACAAGATAGTGGAAATGTAATTTATTCTGGGCTTTCTGTTGTTGGTTCTGTAAACTCTGCTTCAACTCAATTACAGATAGTGCAGAATAATAGTCTTTTAACAAATTATTGGACAACCGGAATTAATAATTCTGGTAATACTTTATTAAGATTGTTGGTTAAAACTAGAACTGGCGGTTCTGATATAGATGGAAAGAGAGTTAGAGTTCAGGCACGCGAATTTGGTGATAGTTACGATTTTTTTAATATTACTTTGGGTGAAGGTGAATCTGTAGCAGCTATTTCTACAGTGAATGATGCTCAAAATGATACAGCTTCTGGAACGGTTGCTTCGTACAATGTTACTAATACAGAAGGATATCAAACCATTAATCTTGATAATGGTAGTGGGGCGGAGCCTTATTATAGTAAGTGGACGTACAATGCTGAAGCTGACGAATTGAAGGCTTTGTGGGAGTTTGGAAAGTATATTACACGCAGAGGAACATCTTCTACAATTCATGGTATAAATGGAGAGTTATTTTTAGGAATTACTCATTATTATAGTTTCAATAACAGTACGGGTGTTGCATTTACTGAAGATGAAGTTATATCATGGTCTACTGGTACTGGTTTATTATTGGCCTTAGATTCTTCTGGAAGCAAAGCTTATATTCAGCTGTTGACTGGTGTGGCTCCAACGGCGGGTACTACCATAGATAATCAAGCGTCAAATGGAACACATGATGTTGATGGCTCAGTTACGGAGGCGACTGTTCCAGATGTATTTTTGGGTAGCTATACTGGTTCATTAAACGGTGCATATGGTATTGGCGTTGATCCCGATGATTTGTCTCGCTCGGACACAATAGTAGATTTAAATAATGATTCTCAATCTCCCCTTGCTGTAACGGTGACTGTTTCTGGATTGTCAGAAGGAAGTGCTGTACAGGTTATTGCTAATGAAACGGTTGGAACTGTTACTTCTGGAGATGTTTTAAGTCAAGGATTGGCAAACGCTTCTGGCGTATATGCTTTTTCTATGAATTATGAGGCCGCTTTTGGGGCTGGACTGGACGTTATTGTACGTTGTCGTAATCAAGGTTTTCCAACGGCTGGTATTGCTGCAAGCAGTGGTGGGACTTCTTTTACAGATGAAACTACTGCAAATAATAGCACTACAACAGACGATATTACTTTGTTGCCAGCCAGTGCCGCTTTAAATGATGCGTATTACTGGGGTCATGGCGAAAAGTTTGATCGGTTAAAACTTGATGTATCTCAGGCTGGCGGTGCTTCGTTTGCTAGTTTGACTTGGGAGTATTACAATGGTAGCAGCTGGACGGCTTTATCAAATGTTAGCGATGCAACCAACAATTATAAAAATTCTGGTAATAATATTGTTTCTTGGGACTCTCCAGCAGGATGGGCTACAACTACGGTTAATTCTCAAGGACCGTATTATTATGTTAGGGCAAGGCAAAATTCTGGTTCTCCCTCTGGAACTCAACCATTGGGGAGAAAAGTCAAATTAGATGTTACAAAATATTTACCATTTACTCAAAACAACACTGTAACTTCTAATGGTCTAACTGTAGTTGCTACTTGGGTTAAAGATACTATTTCAACTTTTTAGATTTTTTGTGTATAATATCACAACCAACCATAATTTTTTAGGAGTTTAGTAACATGAGTTCAATTAGCATTCTTTCAGGGGATTGGGAAATCCTTTTTGATGATGAAAAAAACCAGAATGGCGGATCTAATGCTGTTGCTGGTATGAGAACTGTGCGTCATACAGGTGCCTCTACTACTGTTTATACTACTAATCAGCTTTATTCTGCTGTGGCCGATGCGTCTGATGATTTTATTGCTATGGGTTTTAAAAATCCTATGCTTCCCACAACACCTAATGCTTATACGATGGAAAATCAGTATTTTATTCCTCGTAGTTCGACCCAGTACCTTAAAGAGGGTGCCATTACAGCAGATTGGTCTTTGACTGGCAGTAACGCTGGCGATGGTGTTTTGAAAGTCGCCTATTCTGGTGGAACTAATTTTGTTTCTGGTGATATCGGTCGCCAAGTTACACAAGGCACAACAAATCATACTGGGACTTTGTTAGACTTTGATATTGATCAAGACGGCACCACTGTTGCTTGGATTCGTCCTGATGATCCTTCTAGCGATACATTTTCTGGTACTGATGCAATTTCTGTTACTAGTGATGGCGGAACTGGTGCTTCTACTTCTAGTACTACTGGTGTAAGTGGAGAACATATCTTTGCTGCTATTCAGGCTATTGGTAGTGTTCCAACAGCCACTGAAGTTTACCTAATTCAGGATCGGCAAAAGGTTCAAAGTTGGGATGGGACTTTTCAATGGTGGTCTACTGACGCAACTGCTTCTCTTGGCATTATTTCAATTTTAATGCATATCAAAGATAGTGGGACTTTAATTTCTGATGGAGATGTTGAAGTTTTTGCTCGTAGATATACTTCTCTTTATGATAATTTCCGTCTAAATGTTTCTACTGGCGGGTTTTCTGCATTGCCGTTGGCTTCCTCTCCAGACATCAATAATACCACTGGTTATAGAACATTCACTGGTTCTTCTGGTGTATCTGACTTCGATGTTGGAAATGCTATTTATGTTGGTGCTACATACGCTACTGCCACTAAAAAGGGTGTTATTACTGCCGTTGGAGGCACTACTGTAGCTCCAGAAATTACTTACTATCTTATTGGTGACTTGACAGATTTTACAAATACTGATTCTGTAAAAGAATATGATTTTGATACCGCTGCTGATGGTGATGGAACTTGCACCGCTGGAACTCCTGCCGCTGCTAGTGGCGGTCCTACTGATAGTAGTGCCGGAGAGGGTGGTACAGTTACTGTAAGTTTGGGGCATGTAGATGTTGATCATACGGGGGCTGGTGGTACAGAGCCTTATTCTTTGCAAATTGATTGCCAGGGCGATGTTCCAATTGCAAAAGTATATGAGCGTATTAAGTATATAACGCGACGTGGGGCTACTGCTGCTGATTTGTTTGGCAGTGGAACCAATGTTCCTGGTGAAACCTATCGTGGCTTAGATGGGTTTATTGAATATACTACTTCAAGTGGCTCTATGACCGATGGCGATGATCTTGTTACAGATCCTGTAGGAGATGGTTGGTCAGCAAGATTGATTGCTCAATCTGCAAGCACTACGCCAAAATATATAACTACTACAGACAGTCAGACATCTCTTGACTCTATTTCTAATGGCGATGTAATTGACGACGAATCTGGTGACAGTATTACCGCTTTGTCCACGGGTGGCGGTGCTACTTATGGTATTCTTACTTTTACTTCTCCTAAACAATCTCCATTTGGAACTTTTACAGGTACTCAAATTTTTGGTGCTAGAGGTGTAAACTTTACCAATTTTGCTGCTGCTGATGTAAGAAATTATATTCTTACTGATGACAATGGCACTTTAAGAAATCCTCCGAATACTGTTAGCTTTACAGTTTCAAATACTGTTGCTAGTGATAGAGTTTTGGTGGCACGAGATACTGGTACTAGTGGAGTAATTGATAAAGACCAGTTTGGAGGCATGACAACTACTAGTGCTGGGGATACCTCTATTACAGTTGGTGGTACAGTTGATGCTGAGGTGCCGCAGGCCGGATATCTTAGAGTTGTAGACACTAGTCCTGCCTTATCTAGGCTTGGAAATACTGATACTCAACAAGAGCATAAGTATGAATATTCTAGTAGAACAACTGGATCTGGTGGTGTGTTTACTTTAACGGCTGTTACAAATGCAACAGGTACAGCTACAGGAGGAAGTACAACAACTCTAGTGGATAGCGGTGCTTCGTGGTCTACTGGTGCTACTCCTGTTAAGGTTGGTATGCTTGTTAGAAATACTACTGATGGTGGTATTTTTGAGGTTACTGAAGTTACTAGTGACACTACTTTGACTTTGGTTCAAGTTTATGGCACGGCTGGTGGAGATTTTACATCGTCAGATGGTTATGCGATTAATCAAGCAATTACCGCATACACAACTGATGACAATCTTTATGATTTAATCCTTGATAAGGAAGCAACAACTACATCTGCTTCAAACAGTTTTACAAAAACTTTATCCGCAGACTTTGGAGTGGTTGTAAATGTTCGTCAAGGTAAAACTATATTACCCTTTACTTTAAATCAAACTCAAGGAGATAGTAGTACAACTGTAACGGTGGTAAGACAGCCTGACAACATCGCTACATAGATTTAGTCTGATAAGAAAAAAGGAGGGAATTATGAAAGATAGTAATTTAGGAAAAGAGGGTTTAGACTCTTTAAGAATTAATGGTTCAAAAATAGAGAATCTGCCACTCGGACAGGGCGAAAAAGCCAAAGAAGGGTTGGCAGATTTTCTTAAAACAGATAAAGAAAATAAAAGAAATAACATTATAGCTAAATATCCTAAAGTCAGTGTTGAATATATTAAAGGTACATTAAAAGAACTAAAATCAAACATAAATAAGGTGAAAAAGTTAAAACATGATCTTAAAATAAAAATAGATGAGTATAACTTACTGATAACTCAGGGTCATGTTAGAGATGCTAAAATTTCAGAACTAGATAAAAACAATCCAAAAGATGCAACCAGAATTAAAGAATTACTAAAGCAGTTTCCACCTTACAATATAGAAGCTCTTAAAAATCAAATTGCTCAATTTGAAGAATCCATAGAAAGGTGTAACAATGTAATAGAACAGGAGTATGAATCTATTGCAGAGTTTACTAAAAACTTAGCACTTGTTGAGCAAAGAGACAGAGAGCTTTTGTCCATAGAATAGGATCACATATGGCTACAAGATCGGATGTCAGTATAGATTACCAACCGTCTCCAAGAGTTGTAGAGGTGGCCGCCCCCTCTACGGAACTAACGGTACAGGATTTGGTTGATACTGTTAGAGTTTCTGAAGAGGCTTTTACACAGGGTCTATCTTTTGATAAACTTATTGATGCTGCGGGAAAAGAGGATTTAGGTGGCGGTGTTTTAGTCGGTATTACTGCAAACCTTCAAGATGCACAAGTTTCTTTTGAGCCACGAAGAACTCCGGCAGTGACCAGTACTGTTACAACTGGTAGTGGTGCTGGTATAAATGGTTTGCAAACTTTTGTTGATACTTCTGCTGATTTTATAACTGCTGGTGTTCAAAGGGGTTCGTTGGTAATTAATTTTACCGATAATAGTATAGCGGATGTTCATGAAGTTGTAAACGCTAATACATTGACTACAAAAACTTTAGTCAATGGAACAGACAATGAGTATGATATTGCCGATGTTTATCATGTTTTTAATATTATACAATGCAATATTTCTGGTGGCAATTTAGTTGCCGAAGATGAAAATGAAGTTTCTATATCTTCCGTTGTACCAACTGCCTTTACACAGGTTGTTAGAACTGCTTCTTCTTCTGCAACATTGCAAGAATTACAGGACATTCAATACTCAAGTTTCAGTGGTGGTGTAACTGTTGATGTAAGCTCTAGTTACAGTGGTACTACATTTCCTGTAGGTACTGCACGTCAACCTGTAAATAACTTTGTTGATGCTTTATCTATTGCAGCCACAAGGGGTTTTACTACTTTGTATGTTATTGGTAATGCCACTATAGACTCAGGACTAGATTATTCAGGTTATAGAATTGTCGGTGAGTCAAAAAATAAGACCATTTTAACAATAAACGCGGCGGCTACCGTTACAAACGCTGAATATAGTAATGCTACTATTGAAGGTACTTTAGATGGTGGAAATGTTATAGTTGATTGTGCTATAAATGATCTTAGTTTTGTTGATGGGTATTTAGAGCGTTGTATTCTAAATGGAACCGTAACATTGTCTGGGAGCGTGAATGCTAATTTTCTAGATTGTTATTCAGGGGTTCCCGGCACCTCCACGCCAACTATAGATATGGGCGGTAGTGGCTCTGGTATGACTATTAGAAATTATAATGGGGGTATAAAAATTCAAAATAAAACGGGATCAGATAATGCAACTATAGACCTTAATAGTGGACAAATTATCATAGATGATACCGTTACTACTGGTGTGGTTGTTTTAAGGGGTGTTGGTAAGTGGACAAATAAAGCTACATACAGTGGCGGTGCTACAATTACTGATGAGTTGATTAACCCATCTTCTATAATAGACACTTTAGATGCGAACACCTATGACGGTGTTGCTTTTAGCGATGTGTTGAAAAATTTACTTGCAATGGCAACAGGCAAAATAGTAGAATCTCCATCTGGCGTCTTCCAGTTTTATGAACAGGATAACTCTACTGTTGCATTTACTTTAACTAAATCTGGTAGTCAAAGGACTAGAAGCTAATGACTGCGGATTTGCAAGCGGTATCAACCTTTGGATGGTTTCCATCCACTGGCTCTGGTGATGATTTAACACTGGTGTCAACCTTTGGTTGGTATGGCTTTGATGACATAATAGCAAATCCAGACATAATTAGTTTTTTACTTAACATTAATAGAACAATGGAAATTAGTCTTTACAGATAGGATAAATTATGCCGGAAGAAATCAACTTTTCGTTAGAAACTAACACACAGCCAGAGTTTACTTTGGAAATTCAAACACAATTAGACCAAGTTTTGAGTATAAATAGACAGATAGATGATACGCTAGAAATTAACCGTTCAATAGAATTTACAGTAGAGAGATAATCATGTCTTGTTCAGAAGAAGAAGTCCATTATAATGATATAGGCACCGATATTATCGTGACTGTAAACGACTGTGTTTCTGGTACAGCCACTGCTTTAGATGTATCTAGTGCTAGTACTTTAGAGCTTATTTTAAAGTCACCATCCGGTACTTCAAGTACTAAAACAGCGGGTTTAAACACGGATGGTACTGATGGAAAGATAAAATACACTTCAGTGGATGGAGATTTTAACGAGGTGGGAACCTGGAGAATTCAGGCAAAGATCGTCATTGGTGGGGGTACATTTAGATCTGATGTAGGATCTTTTAAAGTTTACGAAAACCTATAGGGTATAGGGTGATATTATGCCTTGGCAAATGGATATGATTTTGATGTTAAGATCCGTGATTGGAGATCTTGACGAAACGAAATATACAGATGAAAGACTTAAACAGGTTCTTATGGTCGGGGCGTACAACGTTCAAAACGATGCCGCATTTCCTAATTCGTATACGGTTAATGTTGGTCAAGTTTCTATTACGCCCGATCCTGTTGATGAAGGCGATAGTGATTTCACCATCCTAACAGTGTATAAAACAGCTTGTATACTTATTGGAAGTGAAGTAAAATCAGAATCTGCTAACGCTATTTCAATTAAAGACGGGCCTTCTGCAATTGATCTTCGCGGTGTTAGTGGTAGTTTATTAGCTTTATATAAAGATATATGTTCTAAGTATCAAAGCCTGCTGGACACTTATAGATGGGAGCAGGGCAATGGAGATGGCACTCCTGTTGGCACTGCTATTCTTGGTCCCTATAGCCCCGGAAGCTGGGGTGTCGGTCGCAATGGTTATGATCCTTATTAATGCATTTGAAAGGTAAATAATATGGCAGTTTCACAAAAAATTATAGGTGGCAATGATCAACCTGCGGGCGGTCGTGGTGTTGTGGGCGTTAATGGTGCTAGAGGTTTGAGTTCCGCTAGTGTGCTAGATGCCAATCATACACTTGAGCCCACTCCTGTTCCGTCGTCTAAAATAGATCAGTCTATTGCTGTTATAGACGGAAGTCTTGATAGCCGTTATGATGATCCTCGGTACTATACTGGTGATGCAGCAACTTAAGGTGTTTAAATGGCGATTAATATCCCAAGTAGCGTTTTTACTACATACAACGAGGCGGTTCTTTTATTTACAAGAACTGCCACGTTAGTATATCCTGAGAAGAAAGAAGATTGCCCTAATTGTATAATGAGCAATTTAGGTACAAGAAATCGTTCTATAAGTATTTATCAGCCCGGTGGCCCATATCCTTTTGAACGAGGAATGCCATGTCCCTATTGTGGTGGCAAGGGTTACAAGGCGGTAGAGTCGACTGATGACATTACTTTAAGAATATATTGGGATAGAAAGTCCTGGGTTGATGTTGGTATTCCTGTTAATATTCCCGCTGGTAGTATTCAAACTATTGCATATATGACGGACCTGGAAAAAATAGAAAAGTGTAAGTATATGATTCCAAAGTACGATGGTATTCAAAACTATGATGTAAATGCTAAGTTTGAAAAAACCGGAATGTCTTTTCCTCAAGGATTTAAGCAGAACGATACCAAGTATGTCGTAACCTTTTGGACAAGAGCTGCGGAGTAATTATGGCTAAAAGTTTTAGTGTCAAACTATTAGAAGACAATAACGCAATAAATAGAAAGATTAACAGTGCTTTGTCTAAAGAGGTAAATAGACGTGTTTCCAAAAAAATTCCAAACCTCGAAAGACAGATAGTCTCCGCAGTAACTTCCGCATTAAACTCTAGTCCAGAAATCACCTCTCTTAGAACTGGTCTTCTAAAGTTAGAATTTGGATTAGATTCAGATCCTACATTCGAGATAGTTCAGGCTATAGTTTCCAGTTTAAGGGTCGTATATGAACCAATAAATCCTAGAGACTTTAGTGGCGGCGTTATAATTCAATTACAACCTACAGACTTTGCTAACCTATTATCACTTCCTGCTGCATACCAAGAGATCGAGGGTGGCAGCCTGCCTTGGTTAAGCTGGCTTTTAACCTTAGGGGATTCGGTTATTATTACTAGATTTGGTGTAGAGTTTGGTCAATTTCCAAGCACGAGAACGGGTGGTGCCAGAATGACAGAAAAGGCCGCACCGTTCAAGGTTAATAGTGCTTATTCTGGAACAATTGATGATAACTTTATAACACGGTCTATTGCCCGCATTTCAGGTCAAATACAGAGGATAATAGAAGGAGTATTATAATGGTTGGTGGCAGTAATACAAAATTAAATCTGGGCGGTGGCATAGAAAAGATCACAGATGCCAGCCTGTCTGAAATGTTGTTAGATAATTTTATCAACTTTTATGACTGGGGTTTGGTAGATGCTGGTTCTTTTTATACTATATCTATTCCTCAGAGTGGCATTTATGGCGGCGACAGACATAAATTAAGACTAGTTAATGAGCCCAACTATACCGCTGGTCAGGTCTGGGAGGGTTATAGACAAAATTGGGTTTGGGAAGGTAGCGGCAATATTGATGGAGTTTCTGAGCAGCCAGTGGACGTTTCTGGTGTATTTGTTGATGGTTCTTTTTATGCTAATGGTAATGTTACTAAACCTTTTTATATTGACTACCCTTTGGGTAGGGTTGTATTCGATTCTGCTGAACCTACTACTAGTGATGTGCAGGTAGCCTATAGCCATAAACGTGTACAGGTTCTTCCTGGGGAGGGTGCTTCTTGGTTTAGGCAGATTCAACAAAACTCCTTTAGAACAGATGAAAATTTTCAAGTTGCTGGATCTGGCGGGTGGATTAGATTAGGACAAACAAGGGTTCAGTTGCCAGCACTTGCAATTGAGGTTGTTCCTGCTAGAGATACCCAGGGTTATCAACTTGGTGGGGGTCAATGGGTTCGAAGTGACGTGGTTTTTTATATTATGAGTGAAAATCACTGGGAGGCCGTTAATTTAATGGATACTATCGTTGCTCAAAATGATAGAACTTTAACCCTGTTTGACACTACTAAAGTTGCCCAAAGTGGTGTTTCTCCGTTGACTTTTGAGAATGGTAAGGAAAGAGAGCTTCGTGATCATGCTACAGCTAGTGGGTTGTACCCCCAATTAGTGCAAAATTATCCTTACAGAAAATGCTGGGTTTATGATACTAGGGGTGATAATATTACACAATTATCTACCGATTTATATATTGGCATAGCTCGTTGTAAAACCGAAGTTGGACCCGTTTAGCCGTTTTGTGTGTATATAATATTGCTTTTACCAGGGGATAATTTTACTAGGAGAAATATATAATGGCAAGAAATAATAGAATATTTTATGCGTGCCAAGCTGTATGCATTGTGCCTACAGGAAACGCTCCTACCGCTTCCGGTGTTGTGAAGGGGCTACAGAGTGTGGGCATGAGTGCTAATTTTACATTAGATCAGGTTTTTGAAATGGGCCAGCTAGCCATTTACGAGAACATCGAAGATGTGGCTGACATTGAAGTTACTCTAGAAAAAGTAATTGATGGTGAGCCGCTTATCTACAATCTGGCAAGTGATGGTGAGTGTGCGGAAGATATTGTTGCAGCTTCTAAAAAACGTTCAGATGTTTATCTTGGTATTTACGACGATGGTACGTCGAACGCAACCGGCGTGGCTAGAAATGTATGCTGGAACTCCGGTATGTATATCTCTAGCGTTTCTTATAACTATAGTGTAGATGCAAATGCTACCGAGTCTGTTACCCTTGTTGGTAATGACAGATTTTGGAATTATGATTCTAACTATACAACTGAAACTGCGGGGTCTAAGTATCTAGCTGGATTACCCAACAAAGATACTGGATTTATCGGCACTGATACTCCATTATCTGGTGTTGTTCGACGTGTAAATGTTGATGTTGGTAGTTGTGAATTTCCTTCATTCATTCTGAGGCAGGCTGGCGATTTGGGTCCAGGGGCTCAAGGCAACCTTCATATTCAGAGTATTAGTGTTAGTACTGATTTTGGTCAGGAAAATATCTTGGAGTTGGGTCGATTTGGACCGTATGCTCGTTATGCTACGTTCCCGATTGAAGTAACTTCTGAATTTGAAATTATCTCAACCTCTGGTGATCTAAAGAGTGTTTCTGGTAATGGTCCTAACTTGGGCAATGAAGATATTAAAATCGTAGACGAAGCTGGAACGGTTTTAGATCTGGGAAGTGGTGGTAATGGTAAGAATAAGCTTACTTCGATTTCTTATTCTGGTGCCGATACTGGTGGTGGAAATGCTACAGTAACCTATTCGTATAGTAACTTTAATGTTCTAACTGTCGATGGTGGTTAAAATTTAAAACTTAAAAGGATCAGGATTTGGACGACATACGTTATGAGAAAATTTTAAATAGAATAATTCAAGGTCGTTTACGTTTGCGTGTAAACGATCTTGTTTTATATGTTGAAGAACCCTCTAATGAAATAATAGAGGAGTCTTTTGATGTATACGAGGATGCATTGGAAAAAGCTTACTTCTCTGGTTGTTATGTTGATAGAGAGGTGTTGGAGATTTTAGTTGAACAAGATTTATGGAGTCCCTTTGATGAAAAAAGGGCTAAAGAGTTAGAAAAGAATATAGAAGATTTAAAAGTTGAGGCTTTTAAAGGTTTTTTTCAAAAGAGTAAATTGAGGGGCATAAAAAGGAATATCAGGATGACCGAGAGAGAAAGAGCTACATGTATTTTAAAAAAGGAACAACTAAATCATCTAAGTTGCAAAGGTGTGGCTAATTTTTCTAGAAGCGTATGGATAGTATCAAAAACTTGCAAAGATGTTAATGGTCATCTTTTTGATTTCAACAATATTTCTATCAAACATGTTATGGATCTTGTTGCTAACGCTGAGATATCTGTAGAAGATATGAGGTATATAGCCAGAAACGCTCCATGGAGACAGATGTGGACAGGATCTAGGAAGCGTGACTCTGTTTTTGACAAATGTGCAATTGATTTAGATAAAAATCAATTAGCGTTGATAAGTTTCTCTCAAATGTATGATAATGTTTATGAGAGTCCTGATCAACCTCCAGAGGACGTTATTAATGATGATGATGCTTTAGATGGTTGGTTTATTGTTGAACGAAGAAAACATGAAGCAGATAAAAAACAAAGAGCTATTGATTCTAAATTATCTAATTCAAAGATTGCCAATTCTCAAGAAATCATGCTTATGGCTGATAACCAGGAACAAGCAAATGAAATATTTGATTTGAATTCCGATCACGCTAGGCAAGTTGTTAGACAAAGACAAAGCCAAATTCAAACACAAGCAAAAGGTAAAAATTTGCACTTTAAAGATCTTGATGATGTAAAACAGGAAAGAATGATGAATGCTACCAATCAAGGAATAAATACTATACGAGGAATGAAAGGGAAATAATGTCATCAGAAAACAAGGACTACAATAAGTTTTTAAAAAAGTCAATTGATTTAAAAAACATAAGAGAAGAGAGGAGGAGGGAGATATCTAAAGATGATCTTTTCAAGTCATGCAAAAAGAAGATTCAAACCACTATGATTGGTGCCTTGGACACTATTGAAAAACAGTTTGGTTTTCTTTGGTCTTTTGAAGATCAAGATAATTTAAATGAAGAACAAAAACAGATTAAGAATATTTATGATGAAGTTCGTGCAAATATTTTAGATAAAGGAAATACACAAATTCGGAATCTAGAGGCTGAATTTGCTAATTATGAAGTGTCGAGAAAAAGGTATTATCTAGATATACCAGTTGTTAATCCTGCCGATTCAACGGCTAACAAGAGTTCTAACCAAGGAGACTAAGATGGAAAAAGTTACAACAAAAAATATTATTATTGAATCACATGATAAAGATGGCAATCCTGTTTCAGTTGAGCTAGCAACGCCGGGTCCGGCGGAATTTAGAGATTCTCAGGTAGAGTACAATAAGGCTTTTAGAAAAGCTCTTGATTCTGGTGCATTGCTCAGACAAAAGCTTTCTGACTACATGGAAGAGCAGGGTATTTGGAATGAAGAAAAGCAGAATAAAAACGATGAGTTTGTAGCTAAAATTTCTGCTAAGGAAGACGCCCTCAATAGTGGTGGTATTAAACTTTCTGAAGCCAAGGATATTGCACTTGAGCTTAGAGTTTTACGTTTTGAGTTTAGGGAATTTCTCTCTGAAAGGAACAA